TCGCAGCGTCACCTCCGAGGGGCAGGCCCCGCTTGGCGACCATCTCCATCTCGACGCGGCGTGCGAACTCGATCGCCTTCTCTTGGTCAGTGTCAGCGTCGAATTCGACGCCCTCGAACAGCGAGCGGCTCTCACCCATCACCGGGTAGGCATCTTGGTCGGCGGGGTCGGCGACGAAGTCGAAAGTGACCAGCTTGTAGTCGTCCTGCACGACGTCGTTGCCGGACTCGTTGGTCTTGACGCTGCCGAAGCCCCGGCTGGACACACCGACAGGGACGTTCGACTTGAGCAGGGCGAGCAGGTTCTTCCCGGCCTCGGTCGGCATGATCTCGGCCTCACCAATCACCAAGCCATCCTTGACGGCGAGGGACGTGATGATGTGCGAGACGCGGGACAGCTTGGTCTGGCCGTCGCTGTTCCCGGTCCAAAAGGATTGACCGTTCTGCTCCATAAAAAAGTTTCCATGCGTGACAGAGAGACAGAAGATGCTGCCTTTGTGGTCGAACGGCTCCAACCGAACATTGCGAGGGTCGGTCCAGATTTTATCGGACTTCTTGATCGCAAGGTTCCACAGGGGAACCTTGTCTTCCGCACGGATCGTTCGACCTGCAAAAGCGTAGTCCTCGGAAGGATCGATGCGAGTGACAGTGCCACATCCGCCTGTCCGCACCAAAGCTTCGTGCAGGTCCGTCACCAAGCGTTTCGACACCGAGAACACCGCTTGACGTGCTCGGTCGACTGAACCGTTTTCACGGAGAGACTGCGAGTGCGCCTCTTTGGTGGTGCGTCCGTCCACCGGCTTGTCCTCGGCATGGTCAGCCACAAGACGGCCATCACCCAAAGTGAACCAGAACAACAGCTCGCGCTGGCATTCCAGACCCAAGTTCTTGACTTCCGCAGGCACACTCTTGGTGTAGGCATCACCAAGCGGCTGCAGGTAGCGGTAGAGGCGAGCGTCCGAAAGGAAGAACCCCGTCGGACCTTCTGTCCACACAAGTTCCGGCGGGAACTTACTCAGCAGTTCCGTCTTGATGATTTCTCGAATCCAAGGGGTCTTTTGCGAGAGGTGGATGCCGTAGTTTTCGGTTTCCTCCGTCGAGACGTTCCCTTCAGATAGGTAGATACCCATGAAGGCCGAAAATAGCTTGGAGTCCATACGCAGCGGCTGCGTCACGTCATTTCGAGTCCGCCCAGCATCCAGCACAGCCGGAATTGTCACCTCGGACGGGTTCTCTGTGAACGGGAACGAGGCTGTGAGTGGGATGGCCGAGTGTGCGTAGCGCCCTGGGTTTGCGGCAATCTCAGCCGCCGTGGCGTAGACCTCCTTCACAGACCCTTCGTCGGGGCGATGGACGAGGAGAACACGGTGGTCCGGAGTGACCCCTACGTCGATCCCCTTGCTCTTGAGCCGGAAGGCAGGGCCTTCATAGGGTTGGTTGGTGATGCCTGTGACGGAAGACAGGACGGCGTTCCCGTCGACGCGGGACCACACGCGGTCGCCGATCTTCACGTCCGCAAAAGGCTTCCAGCCCGTCGCCGTGAAGACCCGAAAGTCGTCGCTTGTCAGGCAGGGATGGTCGATCTCGCCCATCACTCGGCGCTCCTTGAGAGCCTTGCCGAGCCGCTTCAGCTCCTTCTCCCAGACCTTGTCCGGGTAGACGCGCTTGTTCTCGGTCGCGACCCCGCACTTCGCGAATTCACCGCGAACCTTGACACGACCGCCCTCCCCGCCCTCGGCAAGAGAGAGGCGGACAATCGAGACGTCACTCAGAAGGGGCTTGGTCATGTCAGTACCGTCTCCAGCGGAAGTTGCTTCGGAAGGGGGTTCGCGCCACTTGGCTAGAGTCCTTCTTTTTCACCTTCCGTGTTTTTCGTCGAAAGGGGTTCAGGTCTCGTTTTTCTGCACCAATGATCTCGCGCCTGCCACTGGAGTAGGAGGCGCGGCGGTTACGCCACGCCTCCTCCTTCGGTGACTGGCTCAGTCGTTTCCCGAGGTGTCGTCGACCTCTTCTTCGTCTTCTTCTTCGCCGTCGTTGTTGTCCTCGTAGAGGTCAACGCAGTCAAGGATGACTTCCATGCCTTCGGCAAAGGCAGAGGCGACGTCCTCGGCGGACTCTTCGAGGTTGCCTTCGCTCATCGCGGTGGCGATGTCGGCGAAAGACTCGGCGATCTCGCCGAGCTGACCTGCGAGACCGGCGAACATGCGATCGTCGTCAGCCTCGTATTCGTCGGCCTTGACCCACTCGGTGAAGATGTTCGCCAGTTTGTCGGCGATGATGGCCGCGTTGGCGAACGACTTGAGGGTCTCATTGGGGTCGACCGATTCTTGGCGAGTGCCCTTCTGGATAGCCTTGCGCTGGACCTTCGCCATGTGACGCTGGCCCTTGGCCGTGCGGCGGATCTTGGCTTGCTTGCGTGCGGATTTCTTGCCACCCGACGACCGGCGAGCCTTCTTGCCCTTCAAGCGATCGGACATCGAAGTCCGCTGCTGCTTGACCTTCTTGCCACCACGCAAGGCGAACTTGATGCGCCCGGCTTCGTCGAGGACTTCCTCTTCGGACTCCTCAGTCTCTTCAGAGGCTGCTGCCGGAGCAGCCGGAGCCGACTCCTTGATCAGGCCGATTTTGCGAAAGTCTTCTTCGAGAGTGGTGACGACGATCGGGTTTCTCATTGCAGACATCTCCTCAAGGCGTCAAGTCAGACGCGTAACTGTTTTCGCCACAAAGGCACCAGCAACTTCAAATGAAGCTACTTCGGAAGCAATAGAATCGAACACCTTGGCGATTCGGTCAACAGAACCGAACTCGGCCACGGCCTCGACCACGAACTCTTTCACTTGCGTGACGTCGGAAAGCAGGTCCGAAGCAAACGCCTCCAACGAGGCAATCGCTTCCTCCCCACCGGCCTGAATTGCTTGTTCGCGGACAATGCGGATGGCGTGGAGCGCCGAGGTCGCTGTCGCTTCAACCGCCGACAGGCGGGAAACGAGGTGCTGGATGTCGTCGTGAACGAGGGGCTTGAAGCCTTCCAGCTCCGAAGCCGTCGTCGAGCCGTCGTAGATGCGCTTGAACTTCGCGGAAAGCGGAGCCGGAAGCTTGTCTTCGCCGAGGAACTTCTGCACGTTCTCGGCGCGGTCGTTCAGCGTGACTCGCCAGAGACGGTCGGCGCGGCTCTCCGCGAACGACTTCAAGATGTCCTCGTCCGACATCGCAGCCGCGTGGTCGACGAGGGGTGCGAGAGCCACGATTTTTTCGTTGGCTTGGGTGATCAGACCGCGCAGGAAGAGGTCCGCAGCTGCACGGGCCTCCGTCCGAATGAAGCGCTGTAGGTTCTTCTCGGTCACGACCGTGATGTCGACATCGCTCGTTCCGGTAAAGTGGACCTCACCGACTTCGCTCATGGAGTAGCGGAGGCGAGAGACTTCACTCTCGCCGACCAGCACGAGAGCGGAGTCGGGGAAAACTCCCAACAGCTGAACGCCCCGACCTGAAAAAAGCTTGCTTGCTTCACTCTTCAGCGCGTCCGCAATCCGTGAGGTCGTTGATTGAAAAGAGCCTGCCAAAAGTGCGGCAAGTTCAATCGAAGGGACAAAGGGGAGTACGCTTCGGGTCATCGGGGCTTCACGCTATCTGCGGACTGTGCTGGCGTCAAGGTTGCCTGTTGAGTCATCTCGACCCTCGGTGGTTAATATCTCGGAGAAGACCCCCAATTTCGCGTAAACGCAACTCCAAGCCTCGGTCGGCCTTCAGTATTGCATCAAGCTTGGCGTCAGCCCGCTTCTCGGCGGCAGGGTTACGACCCTCGTTCAGCTCTCGGTCTGAAAATCCGCTTCGCGTTGGGATTCCACGACGACGAGCTGCGTCGCGTGAGCTGTTGAGCGCTTTCAGAATTCGGTTTGGCTGGCGCGCTTCAGCCGGAGGACCATACGGTCCCTCTTCGGGAGGAGCGCCTTCAGGCGGACCCCCTTCTGGTGGAGCATCCATCGGAGGCGGAGGCGGCGCAAGAATGTCTTGGGCGGCGGCTTGGTTTTTTGCGTCGTCGGCGGACTCACCGCCTCGCTCTTTCTTGATGACGGCAATTTCGTCCTCAGACAAGCCGAAGACGTTCGAGAGTATCCACTGCAGCGAGACGAAATCGCGCATTCTTGCAGCGAGGTCAGCCTTGGCCGTGCGGACTTCCATCTGTGCCAGCTCGAAGATGGCGGACGGCACCGTCATGTTGACGTCGTACTCAGCGGAGTAGGGGTCGATGCCCAGCGCCGACAAGTGAACTCGCGCAATCTTACGGAGACCGTTCTTCAGTTCCCGCTGGATGCGAAGGACGGTGCGCGCGAAGCGCACGTCCTCACTAGACAAGACTGCACGGGCCACGCCGGACTCTTGCCCGAGGTACGCCTTTGGCACCTTGATGGCCGAAAACAGCTTGTCTCGGAAGTACTCAATGTCGTCCATACTATTAGATACAATAACTCCAGCACCTACAGCGAAGTTAGCGTGTGTATCAACCGTCAAGCAGTAGACCGCCTCGACGTCGGTCGTCTTTCGTACCAAGACCACCTTGTGGTTGGTCGCGTGCAGTGCTCGGCCCTTGGCCTCCCAGCCAGGGATGTTCTTCTCAGCAAACTGGTTCCAGTTCAAACCGTCTGCTTTGAGCACCCGACCGATGACGCTTTGGCTGACGTGACCCTTCTGGATCAGCTCTCGAATACTCCGCGCGCCTGTGGCGAGCACGAGGTACTCCAATCCAACCATATCAAGGTTGTTCCACCGAGGGTGCTTGTCGCCCGCGATGGAATCCTTGTGCTCGTCACTTTGGTTCCAAGCGGCGAGGAGACCCCCTTTGTCGGCCCGCAGAACCTTGTCGGCCATGCGTTCGATCATCATCGCGTGATGACGCTCTCGACGAGCCGGATCCGCCCAGCCGCTTGCAGCCGAGTCGGAGTGGAGCTTCGTGTGCTCTTGGCGTGTCATCCCTTTCAGATTCTCAGGGGTGTTGTTTCGTTTCCTGAAGTCAACGTGGTGGATGACGCTTCTGTGGAAAAACTCTTTCAAGTTCGTGCCGGTTGTTTCCTCGAAAACACGCTGATGGGTGTAGACCCATTCGTCGGAGGCAGGATCATAGACCTTCTCATAGCCGTCGATATTGTCCCCTGTCCGAACCGCCTTGTGGGAGGACTCTTTGCGGTAGAGAGGCATCAATGAATCGCCTGGGCGCAGATGTTCGGCCAAAGACCATTTGCCATCACGAGTAAGGAATGGGTGATTCCTCGTACAGCGAACAGTCTGACCGTCGTCAAGGACTACTTCCCATATCTCGGCAGCGGCCTGAGTCTGGCGTGCGTTGCGAGCCTGTCCAGGAACAACCCTACCTGCGGAGTCTACTGAGTAGACCCAGAAGTCTCCGCCTCGCTCGGCCAGCTCCTTGATTGAGGGCGTCGTTCCGTCGAGCAAAGGAATCGTCGTTGATCCCACAAGGCACTGCCACTGCGGAGACCCGAGGGTATCGATTCGAGTGGAGTCCACGCCCTTCCGAGTGGGGACGAAGAAGTCCTCGTCCTGACTGTTCTTCACGAAGACGCCGGAACCGAAGATCACCTCGCCTTTGTCGTCACGCAGGTTGAGCGCGAAGTTGTGCCAGTCCTTCACGGTCATGCAGTAGTGGTCGCAGGGATCCACAGGCGTCACGGAGACGACTTTGTGGTTCGCGGGATGAAGAAACTGCCCTTTGGGGACATCGCGGAATTCTGCGTCTTCCGGCAGGCGAGTATCTATACAGTCCTCTCCTCTGGTCGTCTGCAGGTTGGTCGGAGTGTTGTCGCGTTTCCTGAAGTTGACGTGGTGGACCACGCCACCCTTCGGGAGGGGACCGTTGACCGCGTCCGACACGATCCGGTGCGTCGGGTAGTATTTGTGAGTCGTCGGGTCGTACCAGTGCTCATAGCCGTCGAGACGACCTGTCCCCAAGTTCCGGTAGAAGGGCATCACGGAATCACCGGGCTTGAGAGCCTCGGCGTTCACATAGCTGCGGTCGCGGAGCATGAAGGGATGGTCGGGAGCAACCGTCGTTGAACCGCCGTCGTCGAACACAATCTTGAGGGCTGCAGCCTTCTCGCGAGTCTGCCCGACCCACGTCACCTCACCAGGAACAGGCTTCCCGGTGGCGCGATCTATCGAGTAAACGAAGTGCTTGACGCCTGCTGCGTGCTCGCGGCTCATCTCCTCGATGTTGATCGTGCGTCCGTCCATCAGAGGGATGGGGGTGTCGTGTGCGACGGGCAGGGCATCGAACTTCAGGTTCAGTTTGCCGGTGCCCGGGTCCACGAACCGCTTCTTCCGAAAATTCTGGCGGACCCTGTTCACGAAGGCGAGGGCTTCCTGCGGGGGCAGGTCGCCGACGTCGACGTAGAATGCGAAGCGCTCTGGAGCCCGCTGCAGCCGGTACACGAGGGCTGCGTCTTCCAGCAGCATGAGACGCTTCCATATCCAACGTGCAGCTTCGAGCGCCGAATGCCCATATACTGAGTTGTGGACGACAACGCCGTCAGCAATGAAGGCATGGGAGGGGTGATCGATTTGAATATCGAAAACAGGCTCGGGGTCAGATGAAAGCGCGCTCTTTTTCACGACACGCTCGTGACGCACCGTTCCGGAGGCAGCGAATGGAGTCATGTGGAAATGCAGGATGTAGCTCTCGGATGAGTTGACTACCTTCCCACGCATAGCGGGATGGGTAGACACCTTTCCTAGTCTTTCCTTGCGGACACACACGTTGCCGCTAGTCCACCCCAAGCTATCGACTAGCGCCTTGAAGTCGTAGGCCATATCACGGTTGGCGATCTCGTACCGGATCGCATCCTTACCGTGCTGATGAACATCCCAACCATCTGCAGCGATGAAACCTTCGACAACTGCGCGGCGAACTTCCTCAGAAGAGGAATATACCCAAGCAGGGACTCTCTTGTTCTTCGCCCCAGTGATGAATCCAAGGTTGCAAAGGATGTCGGCTAGATCTGAGGAGTGAACGACAAAGGTCCGGAGAACCCGTACGATCTCCCCAGTCTCGGGATAGGTGATGTCCTCGTAGCGAGGGGATGAATGAAGCCCGTAGGAGCGGAATGCCGCTTCAATCCGGTCGTTCAGATCTGGGTAGATACCCAAAGCGACGCTCACACCATGATCATCGATCCAACCATCCCCAAGAAGCAGACCGAATAGCCATGCAAAAGCCGGATCAACAAATTCAGGGCTATGAACAAAGTTCTCTCTGTTCGGCTTATGGCTGACGAAGCAAAGGTCTTCGCGAAGGGCAGGAATCGCAGCCGAAGCTTTCTCGAAATCCGCCGTCGAGATGCTTGTGTTGCCACTGAAAAACACACTGATGTCGCGAAATTCTAGGCCGAGCTTCTCGAAGAAGTAGCGATCTCCATTCCGAGCATCTTTGACAACTTGAACACCAGCAGGAGTCAAACGGATCGTGGAGAACTCAGTGGGGTCCTTGAGGCGGACTTGGCGTGGCGGCGGAGCTGCTGTGGTCGGAAGTGTCAGGAGATCGTCTTCGCAGACATCCGACACTGACTTCCAGTGGTAGCCCCGCTTCTTTGAGAAGACTAGCAGAGGGTGCTCGGACGTAGCGACGACCTCGCGGTGACGCGTCTTGATCGAAAAGACCTTCTTGACCCCTGTTTGCCCGGAAGCGACGACCTGCGTCTGCACTATGCCCATGCCATCAAACGCGAAAACAAGATCACCGGGCCGCAGGGATTGGATCTCGCGCAAACCAGAAGGAGTCGAAACCTTCGCTGTGCCGCGAAGACAACGGCGTTCCTTCCCTCGCAACCGGAAGTGAACAACTTCCCAGCTCTCAAACGCCGCAATAGGTGCATCGGTTGAGTCGTGGACCGGCGCTTCAAACTTTGTCATCAGTACGCGCTGGTACTCGCTTGCGGAGTAGTCGAAACGACCCTTGAAGTCCTGCATGAAGCCGATCAAATCCCCCTTTGGGGTCTCCAAACGACGCACGGTCGGAGGGGGGAGGTAGTTCAGGCCGCGCACACCATCGCTGTTGACCAATAATTCCTCAAATTCGTTTCCATATTTGCAGAGGGTGCGCGCAATTTCCCAGATCTCTTCATCCATGCGAAGCGTTTTATTAAACAAGTCGTCGAGGTTGTTTTGCAGCGTTTTGTCCGCAGACGTAATCCAGATGGTCCGGTGCAGCACGGAGTCGGGCTGAGTCGCATCGTCAGCAAGGATGTCGAGGGCGGTTGCTATCTCACCAAAGTCGTCCATCTCTTCGTAATCTGCGAACCGCATCAGCAGGTCGGTGTCGAGGCGCAAGTAGTCGGTGAGAGCGTCGTACCCCACGCCTGACAGCAGATCGAGGGCGCTACTGTCGCCTCCATCCCGCTCCCCAGTCGCACCCTTCGCGAGCTGGATGTTCGCTTGCTCTTTATCGCGTCGGAAGGCGGCAGAAATTCGCTTGGCAACGTCGTTGGCGAATCCCATTAGCCTCTCCCTCTCAGAGTCGCAGCGAACGCACTAGAAAACTCAGCGGGATTCTCCGCCAGTGACTTCGCCATCTGTTTTGAAACCAAATCCGTAAGAGCACTCATACGCCAGAAGTCGGCGGGACGCATTCCCCGCTGCTCTAACAGATCGCAAAAGCGTTCTGCCACAACAACAGCGACGTCTGTCATCGCAATCGAAGTCGGAAAATCCTTCGCTAAAAGCTCAACGGTTTCACGTTGCTCCTTGGTGGCTCGAATGAGGATCAAGCCCTCGTCGCCGCCAGAGATTCCCTCTTTGACGAGGACGTCCAGTTCGCGCTGCAGCCGGTCTACTTTGGTGCTCATCCTCGTCCACCTGTGCTTCCTCGAAAGAATGGCAACGGTTCCCAGCGCTCCGCTCCAGTATCTGTGCCTGTGCCAGTATCTGTGCCTGTGCCTGTGGTCTCACCACCGGCATGTTGTCCTTGGTATCGGTCCGTCATCCAAGAGTCTCCCCCTGTAGCGGATTGGCGGAGAATCGGAAGCGGGGTCGTCAGCTGCTGCTGGGCGAGCGTCCAGCATACACCCGCTAAGCTATCAGCGCAGTCCTTTGACCCACGACTTGGGTGGTCTATCTTCCGCTTTCTGTAGTCTCTTTGAAGCTGCCGTAGTTCCGTCAGGAGGGTGGTGTGCTCGTACACGAACACTCGGTCCTCGTAGAAGGAGGTTTTGAGGGCCTCGTAGGGCTCCGTGCTGGTGTCGACCGAGACGATCTTCGCGTTGAAGCCCTTCTGGTTGAGCTGCTGAACTAGATCTGTGGACTGATAGCTGTCGGTGGAAACCGACGTGATGGTGTATCCGTGCTGAGCCAGCTCGTAGATGAGGCGGCGGACGTCGCCGAGAATGATTTCGTCTCCGGGCGGCGGCGTGACGCGAAGCATCAGGTCAACCACGAACACAGGGGCACGCTCCAGATGTTGCTCCCCGTTCGATCCTCGGCGGACCACGTCTCGAAAACTACTGATGTGCGCCATGCAGAGGCCCAGCGCGTCATGTCGCAGCCCGATGTCGATGTGGATGTGGCGCATTGCGTTGGGGCTGATGATGGGCCTCAGCACCTCAGGCTGGCCGCGCATCGTCGGGTCGGCGGTGAGCCGTACGGCTTTCTCCCAGATGAACTGCCCGCCCTTCGACGGGTCGTACTCGGGCTTCGAGAAGAAGTGCCGATCCGCACCGTAGGTCTTCTTGTCCTGCTCGACGGCGTCCACCAGCTTCTCTCGGCGCTGGATGAACGGACTCACGCTCACGACGGAGCACCCCGCGATGTCCTTTACGCTATTGTGAACTACCACCCCTGCGGTGAGCGAGAAGTTGTGATGGGTGTCGACGGTGATGTCATAGACAGGCGCTCGGCCTGCGGGTCGAACCGCAACCACTTTGTGGAGGGGCATCAGACTTGTCCCTGCACCGAGGTCACGCGCTTCTTTGTAGGTGCCGTCACGAAGCATGAAGCGATGGTTCGGCGTGCAGCGAATCTTCTCACCGTTGTCCAGCTCCACCTCGACGATCTCAGCGTCGGCGTGAGTTTGCCGCGCGCTGTGCCCTCGACCGGGATACATCCGTCCGTCGGG